CATATATCTTCTTTATAATTTTCAATACGTTCTTTCAAGCTTTTAATTTGTTCCTTCAAAGAATCTATTTTTTCTTTTAAATTCTTTAAAGCAGTTTCTTTAACTTGTATAGAACTATATTCTAAACTTTGCTTAAACTCATATGTTGTTTCAAGTCTTATAAGTTCTTTCTGTTTATTTTCACTTACTGCTTCTATTAATGATGCATTATTTTCTGTTTTTACTCCAAGTTGTTCTAGAGCAGATTTTATATCACCCGCATTTAATAATTGTTTTACAGTTGAACTAATTACATCATACACAATTCTATGAGAAAATGAAGGTTTGCATATAATTATACGTGAATATAATTGTGGTAATGAAATTGATTGATTTATAAAATTTTTTGAACAACGTATTATAGAATAACCTCTCATAGGATGAGTAGTATTAATAATTTCATTTAAATATCGTGCAGATCGCATATAAATACGTATATAATAAGATTGATATGTATTATTTAAATTATGTGTTAAATAATTATCCAAATCATTTGATATATGATTTTGCTGTTTAAAAGTATCATAACTATTTATTCCAATATATATTCCGTATGAGTGTGAGAATAGAAGATTTGTAAAACTGGCAGTAATTAACCATATAAAATTAGTTGGAAGATTTCCATGAATTATACTACTTGTAATTTCAATTGTATCTGCTTCATCAATATATATTCTATTCCAAAACAAATTTAATTCATTCGATCTTAAATATAAATCTTTAAATAATGTATTACTTACTAATGTAATTTCTGCTTCTTGAACATTCTTCATAAAATTATCACTTGATACATTCTTTCGTGTTTTTAATAATAATACCTTTAAATTTGTGTTTTTTTTAATTTCATCTGCCCATTGACAAAATAATGTATGAGGAACTACTATTAAACATCCAACATTAGATATATCATGAATTACTTGTTTTTCTAAACTATAAAATGATTTACTACTGTGTGAATTAAAATAAGTAAATTCATTTACTTTTCTTTCATTATTCAATTTTGCAATATGACCTAATATCATAAATGTTTTTCCAACACCCACAGAATCTCCTAAAATGCCATATTTAGAATATAATATGGCATTTTCAATATGTTTTCCTTTAATATAACTATTTTCATAATCAATCATATGTTCAATTACTGCATGCTGATGTCGTCTTAAATTAATTTTTAAATTTGGTATAGGCAGATATTGTATACTCGCATCATCTTCTAATGAATTAGAATATACTTGATGTAAAATTTTTAAACCTTCCATATAATTATTTCCTTTGTATTATATTTATTATTCTTTTAGGCATTACTATAAAATTCTCGCAACTTAGACTCTTTAATAAAATCTTTAATTTTCATATTTGTCTTTTTAATAAATGGGTTTGCGGATGTTTCAGCCTGATCTCTTAATTTTTTCTTATCAAATGTGTTTTCACTATGACTTAATACTAACATTACTTTCATAGGATTTAATTGAATCATTGGATTTTTATAATTATCAAGAAATGATTTTTCTTCTGCATGTGTTACACTTTCATCATATGTATGTGTATTCGCATATGATTTTAACCATGCCATTGTTCCATTTGTTGCATGATTTATATTATAAGGACCTAATTTATATATTGTTTTAATATCACTATAATACATATATATTTCAGAACTTCCTGCTAACTCAATGCCAGGCCTTGAACGTAACATATTTACAACATGAGATACTCTTTCTGGAAAATAAAAATCATCATCGTCCATCGCAACAATAATATCGCCTTTTGTTTCTTTATTTAATCTATTACGTTTAACGCCAATATTATGTTTATCTTCTTCATATATATAACGGATATTTGGCAACTGTAAATTTTTAAATAAATCACCTACTGGATCTGTTCCATCATCATATATAATCCATTCCATGTTATCTTTCGCATATGTTTGAGATTTATAACATTGTATTAAATATGGAATAAATCTACGACGATTAAATGTAGGTGTAATAACACTTACAAATGGATTATTAGAAAGACCCTTTGATTTATTTTCCATCTTTATAAAATACTAAATGTTATTTTATACCCTTGCTTTTTCTTCCACCTGAAGTTATTTGGGTTGGTTCAAAACTTATTCTACTAAAAGAATTTTGTAAATCTATAGGAACAATTGGATTTTGTAATTCACTTGGTATTTCTGATAATTGTTGTGATGTCTGTGGGAGTGGAAGTGGAAGTGGAAGTGGAAGTTGTTGCGCCTGTGCTACTAATGATGATGAACTAAAATGAGATACTTGAGATCCTATATTATCACTATAAATAAATGGGAATAAAAAGATATTCTTTAAAGCATTATTAGTATACCCTTTATGTAATGGTGCCCATAAAGCATAAAAAAGTTTTTCTTTATTAAAAAAACGAAAAATAGATTGTATTATAGGTATTGGAAATAATATAAATCCATATATCATATAGTAAATACGATAAGCGATAGGATTATTAATAGAAGCATTTGATGCTAAAGAAGATCCTAAAAATCCTAGAAATATTACTATGGTGAATATTATAATATACATTGTTGTTGAAAAAATTGTACTGAAGAATTGATTTATATCATATTCTGCTGATCCAATTATATCAGTTGATGGAGGAGGAGGCGCATCATTCCCGTTTACTTGTGCTTGAATCAATAATGCTTGATATTTTTGATTAATAGTATCATTTGCTGCTGCTATTTGATCTGGTGTCATAGAACTTGCGGATGTTAATAAATTTTCAGAATCGTGTTGCAATGTATTTAAAGCATCTATAATTGGCTGTCCAACTCCGGGAATTGATGTTATTGCGGAACCAAGTCCGCCACCTAATCCAGATATGGTTGATTGTAAGTTCTGTAAGTTTTGTGATACATTTTGCCGATAAAGAGATTTCAAAGCATCTGCTGCTGGATTATATGTTGATGTAACAATTGTATTATTAAACCAATCACTTATTGTATTAAAAAAACTCATACTACTTTATAAAATAATATAATTATACACTATATTTTTTACCTCCCATGCCAGAAACTACCTCAAACCAGTTATAACTTTCTACATACACATATACATTATAGGTATAGGTTGTATTAGAAGGAAGAGGAAAAACATCTAATTCTACTTGAAAATTCTTGATACGAGATGTATTTATAGTTCCTGCTGGTTGATTATTTGGAGAATGGAGTGCAAAACTATAGACTGGAATTAAATCTTCAGAATCTCCTGTTAAATTTTTAAATGGTGTAATTCTGGTAAAAAAATCAACTGTTTTTTCTTGCTGTATTTCATTACCATCACATAAAACTCTTATATTTCTTATTGTATCAATTTGTCCTTGTGGTAATAATAAACCAGAAGAATTATAATTTGATAAATAATTTGTTGTTGCTGGAGTTGGATTAAATGGTGGTTTAGGATAATTAAACCAATTTGTTAAGTTTCCAAAATCATTTCTAAATAGTGTATCAGACCGACGTGTAATAAATAATAATCTTGATACTGGATTATGTGCTTCTATATCTAGAAGTTGTCTATTATACAGCCCTAAAAATGGAAACTGTCTGACTTCTTGATATAAATATGAAAGAGATCTTGAAGCAAATACTTTTCTATCATCTTCCGTTAAATATATATATGTTGTTTGAAGTCTTGGATATAATGACCAATTGTTAAAATTAGGTTTATTATAAGCAAAATCAACTAAAAAATTATTCAAAGTTATTCCAGAAATATCTGGTAAATTAGCATAATTTGGAACATTTGTATAAAGACTATTGGAATCTGAATTTACAAAATATCCTGGAGCAACTCTAAATCCAGAAGCATCAAGAGTTGTATATAATTGTTCAATTGGATTTAATGTAAGTTGGATTTCACAATCATGATATTGTAATCCAATCAATGGTAAACTTTGAGAGGTATTTTCTGTAAACCAGAATGGTAGTGGAACATGAATATCACGACCAATAATAGATGGTCTATTTAACTGAGCAGCAGTTGTAATAGAGTTTGATAATACAGTTGGATATCCTTGATTTAGTAAACCACCTGCATATAATCCATTTGCTGGATTATTTATTTCTGGCACATCACCAACTAAATTTTTCCATTTTTGTAATTTATCTTTATCATAATCTAAAAGAGCACGACTCATAATATAAGTTCCATCAAATTCTTGAATTTTTTGACCACCTACAAAAAAAGAAGCATTCTGAATTAAAGCAGCTCCTAAATATCTTACCCACTGAAATTCTTGTTGTATATTTAATGAACCGGTAGGAGTTAGATATTTACTATAAATATCAGGAATTCTAAATGTAAAATACATATCAGATACTAAATCACCAATTCGTTGAATTTTGTATCGTAATCTTATAGATTGATCATATGATAATTCTTGCGGTCCTTCAAGAGCAGTTGTTACATTTTCCATGGAAAAATGGGAATAACGACGAAATGCTTTATAAAAATATGTCATTTGTGGATTACCGCTTAACAATATATTTTGCTGCCCAT